GTGTGCGACCGGCGGGAGGATATTGTTGAGGCGGCGGGGGACAGGAACAAACGGCGCGACCGGTATGAGCGGTATGTAAACCTTGATTTTTTTGAGAGGGACGCAGGGGCGGATGAGATACGGATTGCGCTGCCTATTGCGTTTGACACGGTGAACAAACTAAAGGCGCTGACGTTTGGGCGCAGGTGGATGGTGACTGTGCCGAGCAGCGGCGGGCCAGAGACAAAGGAAACGGACAGGGCGCAGAAGTTGGAACGCTTTTTGTATGGGGTGACGGACAGGCTGGGGCTTTACCGCCACGCGGGTTACGCGGAGCAGGACGCGCTGACGATGGAGCGGGGCTGGATTAAGGCGGTGTATGACGCGAAGGCGGCGGAGGATGAGTTCCCGATACGGATTACAACGCCTGACCCGCGGACGGTTTACCCGGTGTGGGACGCGGGACGTGAGCGCCCGACTGAGCTGATACATACGTGGCAGAGGACGCGGCGGGAGATTGAGGCGGAGTGGGGTGTGGAGCTGACGCGCCCGGCGCGGCTGGAAGATGAGGATGACTGGCTGGATGAGGAGGTGGCCTTCTCTGAATGGTGGAAGGCGGAGACAGTAGAGGATGTGACGGATGCTTCGACAAGCTCAGCACAGGACGCTTCGACAGGCTCAGCACAGGACGCTTCGACAGGCTCAGCGCAAGCGGATGTGAAGGGGAGCGTGGAGCAGATGGTTGAGGGGATGCAGAATGCGGCCCACCCCCAGCCCTTCCCGGAGGGAGGGGTGAGTTTGGGGGAGGCGATGGCGGCGCAGGGGTTGTATGAACCGGCGCTGGATGGGACGCGGCAGAGCGAGGATAGGGGCGCGGTGGGGAAGAAGCGGCAGAAGGTGCGGGTGCGGAAGATTGTGCATTGCGCGTGGGTGGGCGAAGATGCCGGAGAACGGAAGGCAGGGGGCAGGGGGCAGGGGACAGAAACGGATGCGGAGTGGGTGAAGAAGCCGGTGGTGATGGTGGGCTATAAGGCCATCCCGTTTTTTGGGTGGCCGGGGATTGGCACACCGCCAAGCAACAAGGCGTATGACGGGCAGAGTGTGTTGTTTGCGCTGAGCGCGGGGGATGCGCCAGAGGGACATAAGGCGATGGGCGTGCTGCAGGCGATGAACTTGATGGCCAGCTTGATGTTGGATGAGACGGTGCGGCGGGCGCACGCGCCGGTGCAGACGACTAAGAAGGATGGGTTGGTTGATCTCTCGCCGGATGCGGTGAACAAGCTGACACCGGGGGAGAGCATTGGGTTTGTTACGCCACCGCCGCAGACGAATGACATCCCCAAGAGCATGAGCACGTTGAACCAGCAGATTAACAGCGTGGGGCTGCCAGAGGTGATGAGCGGGCAGGTGTTTAACCTGAGTGGGCAGGCGATAAGCGGGCTGGCGAATGCGTTTGAGATGGTGATTGCGGACAGGCAGACGGAACGGGAAGGGGCGTTGCGCCAGTTGTATAGCCACATTCTGACGCTGGCCAGAGAATACGCCGACCCGGAAGACGGGTGGGAAGCGTATGGGGATGGGGCGTGGGGGAAGTTTGTGAATGAACGGGTGAAGCCGGATGAGATTGGGGCGAGCACGCGGGTGATGGTGAAGCTAAGCAGCAACATGCCGAAAGACCAACTGGCACTGGCGAGTTTCTTTATGAGCGCGTTTAAGCAACATGCCATTAGCTGGGAGACGTTCCTCGACCAGTTCCAGAAGTTGTTTGGGATGGCGGCTGACAGCCCGACTGATGAAATTATCCGGGTGATGCGGGATAACTTGTTGATGAGTGACAAGATGATTTTGGAGTTGGGCGGGCCATTGGCTGAGGAGTATGGGCGGTTGTTGCGGGCTGGGGCTGGGTTGCCGCCTGCGCCGCCCGCGCCTGTGGCGCCGCTTGCGGCACAGGGGACAGGGAATAGTGGGCAGGGGACGGGGCCGATACCGCCAGGGATGGCAACGCCGGACATGGTGGCGGCGAGTGGCAACCTGGCGGGGGCGATGAACATGGCGGGAATGCTGAAGGGGTAAAGGGTGAAACCCACCCCTAGCCCCCTCCCAAAGGGAGGGGAATGGAGGCGAGATGAGAGATGTGGCACATGAGGCGGTGATTGGGGCGCGGGGGGTTTTGGATGGGCTGGTGGGCCAGCTTAGGCAGGGCAACCAGCTTACGCGGGATGAGGCAATGGCGCGGTATGTGAATGAGCACCGCGGCAACCCGCAGGCGATGATGGCGTTTGCGGCGCGGTATGCGCCACAGGGGAAGCACCCAGCGGTGGCGGCGAGTGAGTATGAGAAAAACATGGAGAGCGCGTTGCGCTCTCGCAATTACTAATTACTAATTACTAATTACGATGGAGGAAGAATGGCACAGTGGAATTTGAATCCGGCGTTTATGAACCAGATGCGACCACAGGTTGGCGGGGATATGTTTGGGCTGCCGCCGCAATTGCGGGGGGCGCCTGTGCAAGGCCCGTTGATGGAGGGGATTAACCCGCCTGCGCTACCGGGGCAAGGGCAATGGGCAGGGGGCGCACAGCCGATTGTGGCGCGACCACCACAAGGGCAGTGGGCGGGAGGGGCGCAACCACCGCAGGGGGGTTGGCAAACACCGGGCGGGCCGGGGATGCCGGGGTATAGCCTGCGGGGAGGGCAGGGGGGTTACCTGCCGCCAACCCCGCAAGGTGGAGGGAATGGTTTGGTGGGACGGACAACGAATAGCGGGTATGTTTTGCCCAGCCTGCAAGATTTGCTGGGCAAGTATGCGAGCTGGGCGCAAGGGCCAGCGGGGGGCGGTGGTCAATGGGCGGGTGGCGGACAGCCGATTGGGAACAGGGGGCTGGGGAACTACCCACCCCCAACCCCTCCCGGTGGGAGGGGGGATATGGCGATGCCGGGCGGGCCGGGGATGCCGGGGTATAGCCTGCGGGGGCAGGGGGGATTTTTGCCTGCGCAAGGGCAGTGGGCGGGGGGGGCGCAACCACCGCAGGGGATAGGGGGCAGAGGGCAGGGGCCAGCGCAACCACCGCAGGGTGGCGGGATACCGGGCGGGCCGGGGTATAGCCTGGGTGGGCCAAATGGGCGGCAAGTTTTGTATGACACCCCACCGAGTAGCGGAGGAGGGTGGACACCGCCAAGCGGCATGGACGGGATTATGTTGCAGAAGGATGAGGGGGGTGGTGGGTCTGCGCCCATCCCCGGCACACCTGTGCCAACACCACAGCCCACGCCAACGCCTGTGCCTGCGCCTGCGCCGCCGGGTTCTCCGATTCAAACGCCAACGCCAACGCCCGCGCCGAGTGGGCCGAGCTGGCCCACGCCGGGAGCAGGGGCATGGCCGCCCAACTGGACGCCGCCAAGCCCAACGCAAACGCCAACGCCTGTGCCCGCGCCCTGGCCAGCGAAAAGCCCCACGCAGACGCCAACGCCTGTGCCGAATACGGGCGGGGGCGGCGGTGGTGGGAGCAGTGGCGGATGGACGGCGCAACCCGCGCCGAGTAATGGCGGGGGTGGTGGGGGCGGCGCACCTGCGCCGAGCACGAATCAGTGGGGGGATGCGCCGAACGCGCAACAACTGGCGTATCTGCAATATCAGTGGGAGCAACAGCAGTGGCAGGACAAGCTAGGGCAGGATGCGGCCAGCTTGCAATGGCAGAAGGATCAATTTGGGCAGAACATGGACTGGCAGAAGCAACAGTGGGGCGGCCAGTTTAGTTTGCAGCAAGATCAGTTTGGGTTGAATGTGCTAAAGAACCAGCAGGATTATGGGCTGGCGCAAGATCAGTTTGGGTTGAATGTGCTGAAGAACCAGCAAGATTATGGGCTGGCGCAAACGGGGATGGGGCTGAACCAAGACCAGTTTGGGTTGAATGTGCTGGACTGGCAGGCGAAGCAGGGACAACAGCAGTGGGCGAACACGTTTAACCAAAACCAGTTTGACTGGAGCAAGCAGATGGATACGGCGCGAAACGACATCGCCAAACAGAACGCCTCGTTTGCGGCGTTTGGGCGGCGTTTTGCGCCGAATGTGGCAGTGATGTAAGAGTTTAGGGTGGGAGGTGAACCCCACCCCCGACCCCTCCCGGAGGGAGGGGGGAGCAGATTATGGCGAATAATGATTGGTGGCTGGACCCGAACAGTTATGGGCCGGTGAATCCGAATAATGATTATGGGGTGGGTGTTCCGGGGTATGGGGATGTGTATGGGCCGCCAAACCCGAACACGCCACCACCGACAGGATATGACAGCGGGGGAGGTTACACTCCCCCGCCTTCTTATGGGGTGACGGGTGATGTGTATGGGCCACCCGCGCCTGCCCCGCAACAGGATTTTGCTGGGGGGTATGCGCCGGGGGCGTGGAATGACCCGTGGCAGAATGTGAATCCTTTTCCGGCGGCGGCACCGGATTGGTTTGCACCGGCGGATACGTGGCTGGGAAAGCAAGAGCGCAATCTTGCGACTGCGCCGAACCCGATTGAGGCTACCGGAATCCCCACGCTTTTGCGCGGGGTATGGGGGCTGGCGGATGCTGGGCTGAACCAGATTGGGGTGGATTTGCCGGACTGGAAAGGGCCGCAGAATATGGGCGTGTTGGGCGCGGTGGGGGATGTGTTTAACCTGGGGGCGCAAGCGGTGCAGGAAGGGGTGGGGAATGTGATGCAGGATATGCCGGGCGCACGTTATGGGATTGACGGGAAGGGTGTGCCCAATTTGCTTGACCCAACAACTGCCATGCGGATGGGGGCGGGGTATGGGTTGCAGGCGGCAAAGGGGTTTGCGGCCACGCCTGCGCAGAAGCAGGCGGTTGAAGATATACAAACCAAACTGGGGTATGGCGATACGCTACGGGAAACGGCGCAGGGTTTGTATGACCAGGCGAAGCGGGAGGGCTGGCTGAATGTGCAAACGCCAGCGAATCTCGACCCTGTTCAGCATGTGCTGGATACGGTGAATCAACTGACGTGGAGCAGCATGGGGACTGACCCGAAAGACAGCCCGGCGGCGAAAGCCATCCGCCGGATATTGGCAGGGGAGAACCCGGATACGGCGGTGAATGGGGCGCAGCAACCGGAGGCAAATGCGTTTGCTGATCAGTGGGGGGATTGGAATGGACGGGTGAAGGCGCATATTGACAGTGAAGCGCGGCTGGCGTATGCGGATGGGCTGGCGGAATGGCGGCGCAACCCGATGGCGGGATTTATGGGGGACGGAACGCGGCTGACGGCGGAGCAGTTTGCGCAGGCGCGGGCTGAGGCGGCGCAGAAGGACGCGGCGCAGAAGGTGACGGGGACGAAGCAGATTGGAAGTGAGCAGGATGTGCTGAAGCAACTGGCGTATAGCGTGGTGTTTGACCCGCTGAGCGCGTTGAATGTGGGAGAGGCCATCCCTGTGGTGGGAAAATTATTGGGGAAGGCGAAGGGAACGGCGCAGGCGGCGGGGCTGGCGGCGGACGCGGTGGTGGATGTGGAACGGGCCGCCGAGGAAGTGGCGCGGTTGACGAAGGGGGTTGCCCCGCTGGGTGAGCTGAGCGGCAACCCGGTGGTGAGAGCCATCCAAGAAGTGAAGGGCAAGGCGCAGAGGTTGTTTGAGTTTACGCCGGAGACGCAGGCACGGGTGACGAGCGGGATTGCGTGGCGGCAGGTGGCGGGGATTGCGAGCGAGGCGGAAACGCCCGCGGAAACGGTGGCGCGGTTGAGGCAGTTTGTGGAGAACCCGAAGGCGCTGGTGGATGTGATGGGGAATGTGCAGCTGAGTGTGGAGGCGGAAGCGGCGCGGCCTGTGTTGAAGGAAGCGTTGCCTGCGCTGGAAAAGCTGGCAATGCGGCAGGCGCAGAGCGGGCGGTTTGACCCGGCAGAGTGGGCGGTGGGGATGAGCGAAGCGCTGCTTGAGGCGGGGAAGAAGGTGGCGAAGGTTGACCCTGCGGCAAAGGCGAGCGGGTTGCAAACGCTGAAGCAGTGGATGGGTGAGTTTTATTTGCGGACACCGGGCTACCTGATACGGAACGCGGTGAGCGATACGCTGATTGCGCAGACGGACGGGCTGCGGATGTTTGAGAGGATGGACGATGTGCGAAAGGGGCTGGATAAGTTTGGGCTGACGACACGGCGAGCGGCGAGCGGGGCGGGGGGATTGCTGGAGGAGATGGCACCGGCGAGCAAGCTGAGCAATGTGCCGATTGTGGGGGCATGGCAGAACAAGATGGGTGAGCTGGCGACCAAGGGGGAGCAGGCGCGTTACCAGCGGGCGTTGTGGAGCGCGATACAGGATAGCTGGGCGGCGCACTGGCAGCCGCAATTGGGCGAGCAAACGCTGGCGTTGTTTGAGAAGTATGGGCTGGGAGAGCTGGCGGACAGTCTGGGCGGGGCGTTGAACGGGGCCAAGAGCGGGAAGGATGTGACGCGGATTGTGAATGAGTTTGTGAACGCGAGCACACCGGCGGAGCAGTTCCACGCGAGCCAATATCTGAGCGATATGCGCGACCTTGCGCCGGAGTTTCAGGCCGCGCTGGAGGCGGAACTGCGGACGATGGCGCAGGGCGGGGCGAAGGCCGAGGATGTGGCGGCGTATTTTGAGCGGCAGATGCAGGCGGTGCGCGACCACGCGGCGAAGGCGGCAGGGCTGACGGGCGACCCGCTGAGCGCGCGGGCGGTGACGGAGAAGGCATTTGAGCAGGATGTGGCTGAGTTTATGCAGCGGCAGCAGAGCGCACTGGCAAGCTTGGTGAATCATGGGGCGATGACGAAGGAGGAGGCGGTGGCGCAGGCCAGCGAGGAGCTGGCGCGTTACACGGCGCAGGCGAAGGAGATGCAGCAGGCGCGGCAGGGTTTGCGGGAGGCGTATGCGGCTGCGGCGCAGCCGGGGACTGGGGGTTCGGGGTTGGGGACTGGGGCCATTGACGCGATTACGCACGCGATTGCTTACGAGGAGGAGAGCCGGGCACCGGTGCGGCTGGCGATTGATGCGCAATATCAGAAGTTGATGCGGGATAAGGCGAACCGGGGGGCGTGGGAGGAATACCGGGCGTGGAAGAATGGGCAGTGGGACGCGCATTTGCAACAGGTGACGGCGGAGTATGGCAAGGTGGGGCAAGCATTGGGTGAGCTACGCGGGGCGCAGAGCGCAGAGGCGGCGGCGGCCATCCTTGAGCGGTATGGGATTGAGAGTTTGGATGGGCGGTTGGAGAAAGCGTTGGCGGTGAGCCGGGAACGGTTGTTGAATGCAACCCACCCCCGACCCCTCCCAAAGGGAGGGGTGGATGCGACGGCGTTTGATCAGGGGATACAAAGTCTGCGGTATGGGTATGACCAGGCGCAGGTGAACGCGGCGCGGAAGGCGGCGGCCACGATTGGGGCGAACCCGGAGCTGAGCACGGATGTGTTTGATGTGCTGGTAGCGGCGCAGGGTGACGCGAGCACGCGGTTTACGCAGGCGCTGGGGCGGCAGACAAGCTGGCTGGCGGAGTATCAGAATGGACAAAGGACGTTTGAGGCGTATAACAAGGCGACCGCGGAGGAGTGGCAGAAGGCGTTTGGGTTTGTAACGGAGCGGTTTAACGCGGGGGTGGATGTGCAACTGCGGAAGCTGGAGCTGAGCCGCAGCCTGATTGCGAAGGACTTGAAAGATTTGGGCTGGGACGGGCCGGAGTTGGCGCGGCTGGTGAACGGGATGAGCGATGGGAGCACGCGGGCGGAGGTGGAGCAGATTGTGAATCTGCGGCGGCCCCCTGCGCGGGCAGGGGCTGGGGGGTTGGGGATGGGGGCTGGCGCTTCGACAGGTTCAGCGCCAGCGGTTAACCCGCTGAGTGCGCCGCAGGATGTGGGGCAGTGGATTGGGGAGCGGCCACTGGATGAGGCACTGGCCGAGGCGCAGAAGCTGCGGGATGCGGCGGATGAGCTGACGGGCGGGAGCACGCAACTGGCGCAGCTTGAGGCTACGCGGGAGCAGTTGCCGGATAAGAGGCTGATCAACCAGTGGTTAAAACCGAACGGCGAACCAAAGACGATGGATGGCAGGAGCTGGGTGGACGCGCCGTTTAACCGGGTGGATGTGGTGGCGCAGGAGTATTTTGGCGCAACACGGGGGGCGAATACGTATGGCGCGGACGTAATGGGCGGCCAGCTTGAGGCGTTTTATAACGAGTTGAAGCGGGCGCAGGATGCGGACAGGCAGATTGCGGCGTTGAAGGCGGGGGGCAAGAAGGCGCTGAGCGCGGAGGGCAACGCGGCGAGCACGGCGGTGGAGCGCTGGGATGCGGTGGTGAAAGAGATTGAGGACAGGATGGCGTTTGCGGCGGGGGAGAGTGAGCAGGCCAGCGCGATGCGGGAGCTGGTGCGGGATAGCATTAAGCAACGCGGGCTGGCTGAGACGGCGTATGACATTAAGAATACGTGGGGGGCTGGCCCCACCCCTGACGCGATAACTGGAGCGATGGCGGATGAGTTTAGGCAGACGGTGCGGGGGCGGATTGAGCGGGCGTTGGACAGTGGCGGCGACCTGGGCAAGGCGTATAGCGAAGCGGTGGGAACACTGCGGGAAGCGATGGGCTTTGGAGTGAACGCCGAGGGGCGGATGGATATTGGGCAGGCGGTGAATGAGCTAAACCAGTATGCCATCTACAAGCAAGTGCCGGGACTGCGCGGGCTGGAGCGCGAGGCGAATGTGGAATTGATACGCCACATGGCGCAGGATTTGGGGATGGCAGACGCGGCGGCGGCGTGGACGAAAGGGGAACGCACGGCCAGCGAGGTGCTGGCGCAGGCGGAGCAAGCGAACGCGCCACTAGTGGCGGACTTGTTGCGGGCAGATGTGGTGCGCACGGATGGCCGGGTGAAGGCTGAACAGTGGAAATACCTGGCGGAGAGCTATGGGCTGGAAGGCCAGCGGCGCGCGCCGGGGGATGTGCTGAGGGAGCTGGCACCCAAGCCAATTACGAATGCCCACCCCCTGCCCCTCCCAGAGGGAGGGGGGAATGCGGTGGATGGGGTTGCCACTAGTGGCGTCCTTCGACAAGCTCAGGATGAACGGGGCGCGGCGATGTGGGAGGCGGTGGCGAAACGGGACAGGGTGGCGGAGCAGATGGGTAACGCAGATGCGCCGCTGGTGATTGATTTGCTGACGGCGCATGAGAAGAAGCAATTGGAGGCACTGGCGGCCATACGAGATGGGATTGTGGGAAAGTGGGATGGCGGGGTAACGGCCCTGCCAAGCGAGATTAAGGCGGCGTTGCAGAGCGACACGCAGAAACTGGGGGCGCAGTTGTTTGAAGCGCGGGCGCGGGCGGTGGCTGAGGCGGAGGCGCGAGCGAACTTTGCGATGCTGGACTATGGGCAGAAGCGAAACATTGACACGATACTGGGGGCGGTTGCGCCTTATTACTATTGGGGCAGCCGACAGGGGAGAAACTTTGCGATACGTATTGCGGAGCGACCGGGGATTGCGCTGACGTATTTGAAATACAAGACGGCGATGGAGGACGTGAACGCGCAGAGAGGCTACCGCCAGCGGTTTGAGGGGGGCTGGGAGATACCCCTGCCACTAGTGGCAACGCAGGCGTTGGGGATGCCACAGGGCACAAGCGCGATGGTTGACCCGGTGAGTTTGTTGTTTCCGTTTGCGAACATTGTGAAGCTGGGGGATGCGAACGCGAACGAACGGCGGAGCGGAGCGGCACAGCTTTACAGCATGTTAGACCAGGTGGGGCTGCGGCCCGCGCCGTGGTGGGATGTGCCCATCCGTATGAGCAATATGCTGGTGAACGCGCAACCGGGAACACCTGAGTATGAGCAGCAGGTGGCGGATGTGGGGAGCAAGAGCGTGGGGAGTTTGTTGCCACAGACGGGGATGGTTAAGGGGGCAACGGCGTTGCTAAACATGGGGCCACCGGGCGGGATGGACGCGGAGAGCGCGTTGCGCGGGGGCGCGGCTGGCAGGTTTGAGGCGTATGATGTGGCGCGTTCCATCCGCGATATGGCAACGGAGCGTTTGCCGAATGGCGCACCCATCGAGCTGAGCGGGCCTTATCTGGTGGCGCAGGCGATGGTGGCCCTTCGACAGGCTCAGGGCGGCGGCCCTTCGACAAGCTCAGGGCAGGCTTCGACAGGCTCAGGGTGGCAGGATTTGCTGACAACCGCCACGCCGGAGCAACTGGCGGCAGAGTTAAACGTGCCACTGGGAGAGGCCACGCAAGCACTGCGGATTGTGCGGGAGGCGGCGGCGCGGAGTGGCAGACAGGCGGGGGTGCAAAGTTTGGCGAGCGGATTGCTGGGGTTGAATGTGAAGCTACTGCCCACTGGTGAGCGGATGGCACAGGAGCAGATGGCAAAGGAACGGGGGGCGGGATACAGCGCCACTAGTGGCTATGGGAGCAGGGCGGATATGCTGGCGGTGCGGAAGATGTTCCCGGCGCTGGCGGTGGGGCGGGCGCAGTATGGCACGCTGCCTGGGGAGAGCGAAACGCAGGCGATGGATATTTGGCGGGGCGGGCAACGTGAGGCATTGAACACGGCCTTTGATGCGGTGAAGGATAAGGCGATTGCCCAGCAACCGTGGACGAAGAAGCCGGGGCAGAGGGTGGAGGACGCGCGTCAGGCGGCGCTGGCCACGCTTGAGCCGAAGCCGAGCGGGGCGGGGAAGGACTGGCGGGATGTGTTGCGGACGGGCGCACCGGCGGATGAGGCGGTGGGTGGAACGATGAAGCCGTATTACCCGCGCAGTATTGCGGGGGCCACGCCCGCCGAGGCGAAGCGGATACGGCAGGAGGAGGTTGTGCAGCAACTTGCGCGAACCGCGCCAGCGTTTGACAGCTTTAAGAACGCGAGCGGGCAGGTGGATTATGAGGCGTATGCGGCGGCGCGGGAGCAGTGGCTAGGGCAGGTGCCCGCGCTGGTGGCAAGTGATCAGCGGGTGGGGGATGTGCTTGACCAGGCGAAGAAAGATGGGATTGACCTGGGCCAGTTTGCGCGAAGCGTGACCGGCGCAATGATTGAGAATTATTGGCGGCGGAATGACAGCCCGCTTGAGGCGATGCAGCGCACGTATTTTGAGAAGGTTTACCAGCCTGCGTTGGATGCGTATGACGCGCGGAAGGCGGCGGGCGAGAAGGATTTGAACACGGCGTATGCTGAGACGGTGGGGAAGGTGGGGACGATGGGCATGGCGCAACTGGTTGGGCTGGTGAAGCAGGCTTACCCGAACCGGTGGACGGACGCGGAGCTGGGCAAGGCACTGGCAGGAATGGCGATGCCGAGCGCGAAGGATGTGCAACGGGCGAACATGAGCGCGAGCGCACGGGCCAGCGCGGAGAGGAGTGATGCTATTGCAAAGCAAAAGGCGGACGCGGCGGCCAGAGTGCGGGCATTGCAAGCGGAGTTTGAGAACGGGATTAAGAAGGGACTGGGCGAGGATGCGTGGAAGCAGTGGAATTACTATCGCTTTGCGGACACAAGCACGAAGCAGAAGATGGCGCGGACGAGCACGATTAAATGGGTGAAGGATCAGCTGGCGAAGTTTGAGAAGTTGCGGGGGGTAAAGAGTTTGTATTAGGCGCGCCAACCGCGCCGCCGTAGACCGATCAAATACCCGCGTGCAGTTGAGATACACGCGGGTGATTTTGTTTGCTCATGCAACAAAAAAGCCCACGCGAAGCGTGAGCCTTTTTGTTTTTTCAAGAACCCTCGTGCGGGTATTTTCGCTGTTTCGCTGGAGTTTCACCAGCTCATTCAGACTGATTCTCGTGACAGCGGCTAGATTTTTGTGAAGTCTAGTCGTCTTACGTTGAATAGAGTTTCAATGACAGCGCGATTATTTTATGCGACTTCAAGTTCTTTGTCAAGACCAAATTCAACGCACTCGCGTTTACGTAGATACTCAACCTCAGCGCGACCTTCCTCGCTGAAGAAGATTTGCAGGGCTTCTTCGCCCATACGCATGTAGCCGCCCATCCTCTCCGACCACGTGTCGGGTAGAGTCTCGTCTATGTCGCGCTGGTGTATTCCGCGCTCTACGCGCGGGCAGTGCGCGTAAGCGGGTTCAAGCAGTTCATCGCGCAACATCGGGCACGGTATGCAGGTGTGCGTGCGGTGCGTGCTCGAAATAATGTGCAGGCAATCGTAATACCCATCGCCGCCTTCCAGCACTTCCAGCACGAAGTGCCTGCGGAAAACTGCGGGGGTGTTGAGCAACTTGCCACCGCGCGTAATGAGGTGCAGCGCGGACGCAAACAGCACGTTTGCGTCTGCATAGCGATTTGCGTTTTTCGCGGCATTGATTGCATCAATCAACGCGGCAATTTCTGAGTAGCTAGCCATTGCTGTTTTTCTTTTTGCGATTATTTAGAATGCGAGAGATAATCGTCTGTCTGTTCTTCTTGTAGTATTTGTCATTGGCGGCTTTTTGTTTGCAATTTTTGCTGCAATATTTTAGCTGCGCAAGCGCGCCGTTGTTGTCCGCTCTGTTCACTGAAATGAGCGGCTTGCCACAAACTGGGCAATACCTTGTTGTTTCAAATTCCATCTTAATTTCTCCGGTTCGACTACGCACGGGGCTGACAACGATTTAATCTTCGTCAGTTTCTTCGATTGTTGCAATAACGTTATACCCTCGTGAGCGCAATATGCCTACTGGTATTAACCATGTCTTGCCTGCTTTGTATGCCGATGGAAATTCTCCAGCAGCGGCGCGGTTGCGCCACCCGCTTTCCGCGGTGTTGGTTTGTTCGGCAATCTCTGCCGGGGTAATGAATGAATCTGATGCGGTGTAATACGCACACAGGAGGGCGAGTGTTGATTTTGCGTCCTCTGACTCGATAACATTTACAAGCCAGTCAATATCTTCTTTTTTGTATGAGAGCAACGGATCCGCGTTGGATATTGATGTGAGCATATCAATAAATGCAGCCAGAGTTTGTTCTTTGTTGAGCGGGGTTTCTTTCACGAACACGGCCTTGCTGATTTTCTCATTAAGAATTTTGAAAGGCACTTGCTCGTGGTTATTACGCCACGCGCGACGTTTGAAAGGAACACGAATAAGAGCGGCGATGTTTTGAAAATTTGGGTTGTTAATAGTGTTGGTAAACATGATTGTTGTTTCTAGTCACCCACAGCGGTTGATCTATCAGCATACATTCTTAGCCACTTGTCGTTGTCTGGAGTCTTTTGCGCGTCCTCAAAATCACGCCGAGCGTCTTCGAGTTCACCGCGCGAGGGGCGATGGGGTTGGGTCTCGGATTGGCTAGACGGGTAATATGTATTCCACTTTCGTGTTGTCTGGTCAAAAAAACGTGGGTCTTTTTTTGCAGATTCAATATCTTCTCTTGTGCAACCGCTCAGTTCCCACGTTCCCTTGGGGTTGAACTTATTGCCAGTCACAAAAAAGGTGGCTACGCCACTGCCCTCGAAGTTTATGAAGACGCGGGTTTCCCCGTTCTTTGTCCATCGTTTTGTGTAAGCTACTTTGTTTGTCATTTTGTTTTCTCTCTGGTTGTATTCTAGCGATAACGCTAAAAATATCAATAGGCAAACGCAACTAAAATGCTTACTAAACAAAAAACTAGCCAAGTGGCTAGGTGATTATGTTGCTCAAGATGGCGTGGGGCGGGATGAAACGCGGAATGAATGCTTGAATGATTAGTATTAAGTTACTCTTATATTAAAGTGAGTGCTCAAAAGTGAGCACTCTGAGTGTTCAAAAGTGAGCACTCTGCAGGCGGGGCAATGTTTACAGTTGCCCCGCTTTTGTTTGACAGATTTATAAAGTTGATTTAGTATGTTGAATAACTTTAAGCGGCAGAGCCGCACAGTTTTTTAGTGGAGGCAATGAGAGATGGCAGATAACGCGAACGCTGGTGGAGTTCTGGGCACGGAGCAGGCAGGCTCTGGGGCAGGGATAGCCGCCACGCCACAGCCAACGACTGCGAACACAACGACACAGGCCCAGCCCGCGCAGGAAACACAGGCGCAGGGGGCAGGGCAGGGCGCGGGCGGTGAGAAACCGCAGGCGCAAAGTGAAGCAACAAGCAAGGCTTCGCTGACGGATGACCCCAAGTTTAGACAATGGCAGCAGAGCAGAGACCGCGAGGCGCAGGCGTTGCGGCAGCAGTATGCACAAACGCAACAGCAGTATGCCAACGCGCAGCAGGAGCTTGAAACGCTGAGACTGGCGAACGCAGATGACAGCCAGAAGGCGGCGTTCTACCAGCAGAAAGCGGCAGAGATGGCCCAGCAGTGGCAGGCGTATCAGAATCAGCAGGCGTGGCAACAGTGGTATGCGCGTGAGGCGTTCGACACCATCAACTCGTTTGGATTGAACCCGCAAGATGACCGGCTGGTTGAAGTGCTTGATCAGTATGCGTATGCCAGCCCGCAGGGAATGGTGGCGCTGGCGAAGAAGTGCGGGCAGGTTTTGCAGGAGGATTTGCGCAAGGCAAAGGCTGATGCAGAGCTGGCGAGCAAGCGGGCGCGGGTGGATGCGCTGAATGAGGCTGGCGTGACGCAGACGAGCGGGGGTGTGGGTGGTGTGGCACCAAGCGCGGATGAGGCGAAGGTGAAGGCGTGGAAGGAAAAGATAGCCACGTTGCGCGCGAGTGGGCGGGCCTCGCCGGAGGCGTTTGCGGATTTGCTGGCCGAGGGTAAGAAGTTGGGGATTGCATCGTAAGCGGGGCCATAGATTTTTTGAGGAACGGAAATGGCGACAACTAATACAAGCCCGATGAAAACGTATAACGACACGGGCAGTTTGATTCGAGACGTGGCGAATGCGGGGCTGGAGGATATTCTCCTCACTGCAACGAAGTATCCCATCCTTACCCGTTTTGCGGGCGGGAGCGGGGACAGACCGACCAGCTTTAAGCGGCTGCCGAGCAAGGACGGGATGGCGCACAACGTGAAGTTTGAGTGGGGCGATGATGATTTGCGCCCGGTGAAGTTCACGTTGAACGCGGACATCACCAACGTGCAGACGACCATCGTGACGAACCCGATCACGGACGCGGAGAACATTCTGGTGGGAATGGTGCTGCAGTGCGAGGATGAGTTCATGCTGGTGACGACTGCGGGGGACAAGACAAACGGGAACGTAGTGGTAACACGCGCCTATAACGGGAGCACGGCGGCGGCGCACGTGGCGGCCAGCGCCCCGGTGTATGTGGCTACGCGCACGACACAGGAAGATTGGACGTTGCAGAACGACCCTTACACCACGCCGGACATGCAGTTTAACTACTGCCAGCAGTTTGTGGAAACGTATAGCATCACGGATGCTGAGGTGGGGATGAGCCGCTACTTTGAGAAGGATGCGGCGGGCGACATTGAGCGCAAGTTTGCCATCCGCCGGGCGAAGGCGACCGAGGAAATGTTCCGGCTGATGGAGCTGACGCTGATTAACAGCCGGGCAAAGCAACAGTTTAGCGCGACCGCCTACGGGCAGATGGCGGGAATTTATCCCTACATCTACGCGGGCCTCATCCAAAACAAGGCGGCGGCGGCGCTGACCAAGGCGATGGTGGAAAGCCTGCTGGAAACGCAGGCGAACAAGGTGGGGCAGGGGAACACGAGCAACCTGATTGTGTGCAATGGCAACACGTGGAACAAGCTGACGACATTGTTCACGGCGAACACGGTGATCACGACCAACCGCGATGCAAGCGCAAAGACGGGCGGTCTCAGCATGAACTACATTGAGACGAACTTTGGGGTGCTCGAGGTGGTTTACAGCAACTGGATGCGCAATGGTGAGATGTTCTTGCTGAACCCAGACTTTGGCGGGGTGGGTTACCTGGCGGGGAATGAGATGCGCGAGGAGGCGTTGGCCAAGACAAAGACGAGCGAGCAACGGGCGCTCAAGGCCATCATCACGTTTTACCTGCGCAACCCGTATGCGCATGGGTATATCTATAACTTTACGTAGCTGGCAGCTGGTGGCTAGCCTCCCTTCCAATGGCTGCTAGCTTCCGGGCGGGGGTTGTGTTGTTGAGACACAGCCCCCGCAGTTTTGGAGTGATATGGCAAAAGCGAAAGCAACAAGCACGCAGACAATACCCACCCCTGACCCCTCCCAAGGGGAGGGGAATAAGGCGGTGACGTTTGTTAGTGCCTGGGCGTTTAGTGTGGATTTGAGCACGGCGGGGATTAACCGGGTGGTGATGTTTGAGAATGGCAAGCTGGTGACGGATGACGCAGAGGTGATTAAAGCGCTGCGTGACCTCATCAAACAGGGCAAGATTGTGAGTGTGCGTGAGGTGAAATAGCATGACTGGGATTCCATCTTTGGCGGCGAGTGTGAGTATGCGCATGGGCGGGTATTTTGCTGGGACGACCACGGCGAATGGGACGGCGGCGGCGTTGATTGACAGCAACCTGGCCGGGATGTCGCCGGATGGGGTGAAGGGTTATACGATTCGCATAGGCACTTTGTGTAGGTTGGTTGACCGGGTAGATGTATCGCTAGGGCAGATTAACGTATGCCCCAATTGGCCGAATGCAAACACGACTGTAAGCGGCACTGGGTATGAGGTGTTTAGTGTTACGCCGAATGAGATTAACAACGCCATCGCGCAGGCGGTGTTGAGGGCGGGGCGGGATGTGGTGATACCAAAGTTTAATGAGGTGATCACGATGGCGGCGCTGAGCAATGAGGTGGTGTTGCCCGCTGATTGTGTGAGTGTGTTGCTGGTTGAGCGGCATGATACGCGGGCGAGCAACCCCCCGATGTGGCGGGCGGTGAATGCGTATAAGGTGCTGGGGAACATGGGCCAGCGGAAGATTGTGTTGCCTGAGTTTGTGGGGATACCGACCACGTTGCGGGTGGCGTATGCGGCGGCGGTTGGGTTTGATGGGAACGGGGCCATGTTGGTGGATGGGGCCACGAGCTATGACGTGGACGCGCGGATGGTGGATGATTTTTTGATTGAGCAGGCGTGCGCATTTTTGCACCAGGCACGGGCGCAGATGAACCCCAGCAGTGACGCGGCGCGGATGCACGTGACGATGATGCGGCAGTGCCAGAACAACGCGGATATGGCACGGCAGAGGTTTAACATCGGGGCGGTGAGCCAGCGGGCGATTCGGGCGGCCATCCCCAAGCAGTTTTAGATTATGAGTTGCAACCCAGAGAAAGACCCCCGGTATGACGTGGTGTTGCGCGACCACTTGTGCAGTGGCACGGGTGAGAGCCTGCCTTTGATGCTGGTGGAGCAGGGCAGTTTGGCGCAGACGACCGGGATGATTGCGGCGTTTGGCGGGCAGCTAAGCAGTGGCGACCGCGAGACGTTGACGCTGGAGCAGTTCACCACGCGGACGCAGAGTGATTTTTCTGGGGGGATGGGACAGTATGAGGCGAAGGGGGCCACGAATCGGTATCACCAAGGGATGATTGACAGCCGTTTTCCTGGGCGTTTGATTAGCCCGCCGAAGCGGAACGTGGTGGCGTTGCCGGGCGCGCTGGGGTTTTTTACGTTGTATGGGACGGATTTGTTGTGCGCTACATACAGTGAGGTGATGCGCTGGAATGAATTGACAAAGGCGTGGGAGCAGGTGGCAACGTTCACAGGGGGCACGATTACGGGGATGCAGGTTTTTGATAAGCGGTTGTGGGTGGCGGTAGGGAGCGTTGTGAAGCGGGTGACAGCGGATTGGGGTTTTGTGTTTGAGGATGTGATTAATGTGACGGCCAAGCACTTGCTTGTTTATAACGGGTATTTGTATTTGCTGGGCGGGGAAGGACAGCTTGTTTATACAAACGGAACAGACTGGAGTGACATATTAAAAGTTGGGGATGGGAGCACACAGCTTAACGCGCTGGTTGGTTTTAGAAATGAGATTGTTGTGATTGGGGCGCGGGGGATGTGGAGCGTGAGCGCGGATATTGTTTACCAGATTCATGACTGGCGGGACATGGAATATGAGACGGCAGGCAAGGGGGCGCGGGTGTGGGCTGGTGATGCGTGTTTGTATATTCCACTGCGAGGCGGGTTATGGCGCTGGGATGGGAGCGTGTTGCGGCATGTGAGCGGGATGCTGGAGCAGGAGATGCCATCGGCCCAGCGGGGAATGATTAGCGCGGTGATTGGGACGCATGAGCATTTGTATGTGGCGGTGGACGCAGGCCCAACTGGAACGAGCGGGGTGTATGGGATGGACACGGAAGGCGAGTGGCATTGTGTGCAGTTGTGTGTTGTTTCGGCTAATCAATCTATCAGCGCGTTGGGGATGGATATGGTGAGCGCCACAGGGTTGAGGTTGTGGTGGGTGCAGGGGAACAGCACGGTGTATGTGTATTTGCCGGAGCGGTGGACGGATATAGGCGCGGGGTTTGGGTTTGATTGGGAGAGCGATGGTTACGTGATCACCTCTACCATTGGCAGTGACGCGCGCTGGATTGACAAGGACGTTGACGGGGTGTGGCTGCATGTGGATAACCTTGAGAGTGGCAAGCGGTGGGTTGAGGTGTGGGCAGAGTATGACAAGAGCGGGATATGGGTAAACCTGGGGACGATGGACGAAAGCCCGTATGGATATATTCGTTTGTGCCAGCCTTATATTGCCCCTAAAACGGTGCACAGTTTTGATGCAAACACGGGCGAGGTGACGCTATACCAGAACACGGCGTATGACCTGACCCCTGGGGCGTTTGTGCTAATTGGAAATGAACATGCGCAAGTAAAGGATGTGGTGCTTGAGAACCGGTTTACGCTGGCGCGGTTTATGAATTGCCCGCCGGTTGATGGAATGGCCGTGACTGGAAGCAGGCCGGTGGCCCGCGAGGTGCGGTTGAAGCTGGCGCTGAAGCTGACGAATAGCGCTGGGAATTGCCCAATAGTGCGGAGCGTGGCGCTGAAGTTTCAGGACAGGCTGATTGAATACAGACGCTTTACGCTGAATGTGAAGGTGCAAAACGGGATGAATGACCGGCAGAACGGACGATACCCGTATGACGCAGAGACGCTGCGGGGGAAGTTGAATACGTGGGTGGCGCGGGCCACGCCGATTGAGCTTTTGGATGTGACGGGGCGGGTATATGTGGTGAAGGTGACGAGTGTGAATGAGAGCCAGTTTAGTGGCGGAAACAGTGTTATGACGATTGGGTTAATGCAGGTGCAACCGAGTTGCGCTTAACTAATTGCTAATTACTAGTTACTAATTACTAATTACGAAGGAGATTTATGGAAGATAAAACGTTGGGACAAATTGCATTTGAAGCTTACAACGAAGCGGTCGGTGGCAAGACGTGGGATGGCAAACCCATTCCTGCGTGGCAGGATGTAAGCGAGAAGGTTCGCAATGGTTGGAATAAGGCGGCGGTTGCAGTTTTGCTAGAAAAGCAAAGGCAAGCGGCTGAGATGTTGCGGAAGGTGATGGGTGGTTCTTAGTGAGAAGCGTGGCTGATATTGCGGATGTGGGCGTGATTGCCGATATGCGGACAGGGCAGGGCAGGCCACGCGCCAGCGAGATGGCGCGAAAGTTTGCTGGGTGGTGCAAGCAGGTGGGCGTGACGCGGGCGAGTGAGGCGCGGGCGTTGGCCATTCAACCGGGGCGTGAGGGATTTACGTTTATTGAGTTACTCACCGAGGTGTATTTGCGCAGGCGGGGGGTGAGATACCAGGCGCAGGTGGAGATGGGAATTGGGCGGCCAGACTTTGTGGCGTTGGACGCGCCGGATGTTGGGCAGGCGATGATCATTGCGGTGCAAGGTGAACGCTGGCATGAGGGCAGGCAGTATCACGATGAGGGGAAGATGCTGGCGATGTTTGGCAAATGTGTGCAGGGATACCCGATTAGCACAAGTGTTCAGATTTGGGAGCGGGATATTCTTGCAGGTGAACAGGTGATTGAGGATGCGTTACGAGGAGTTTCATGGCGAAGCGTGTAAGTGTTCCTAAGTCTCCGTTCCCGTATGAGTTGCGGGATGATCTGGCTGAGCTAGCGCGGTATCTGGCCCCAGAAGGCGCGCTTAAACCAGGTGTTCCATCGCCTGGGGATAGCCCAGTATGGGACACGCAGGGCGGCAAAGGTTATCTCGAAATCGGACTGGCCTTCTGAGAAATGGCGAAGGGCCATACCGAGGCTTTCGGCTTTGGCTTGCTCGAAGGGATGCGCGCCGTTGATGGTGCCGAGCATGTATTGGTAGAGGACGCGCAGGATGCCGGAGTATTCGTCTGTGCCTTCGTTGATGCACCACGCCACATCGGTTATATCGGCGGGGGTGAGGCGGGGATCAGGATTTGTCTGAGCCAATTGTTTTTGCCCCGTTTGCTTTGATGGAGTAGGTGGCGCGGGTCTCGCGCAGGGTGGCGGTGATGGTGTGAACAGCGCGATGGACGGCATCTTTTTCGTGATCCATGAGGCCATCTATTTCTTTGGAAAGGGCGCGAAGATGACGATCTTTGATTTGTGGCTCTGGTGTTTTAAGCAACTCGGCGACTTCTTTGTGGCCCATGCCCATGAGGGCCGAGGCCGCATCTACATTGAGCCAGTGGGCTAGCTTGATGGTGTTCTCGGCATCCAAGGTGGCAGATAGCCCGCGCAGGAAGTTGTGCAGGGTGGCATCGTTTATTCCGACCTGCATAGCTGTTGAGCGGATACTGGCCTTGCCCTGCTTGGCTTTTGCCAGATTTCGTAAGTCGTTCACTTCAATAAAATCATTCACGAAAATAATTGTAATACCCTCTTGACATTTTAGCAAATATCCTTACAATACCAAGCAGCTAGACAGTATGAAGGCTTACAAGACACTAATACTCTCGCAAGAGGAATACATCCGAGTAATGCGAAAGCGGATGGGGATGACATTGGAGGAATTTGGGCAGTGGGCTGGTTACTCGCCTGGAACGGTTCAGCATATTGAGGTTGGAACTCAGCATTGCCCAAGAGCCATCAACCTGATTTTGTTGAAACTGGAGAAGCACTATGGAACTGGACACAACGAAACGAAAGACGCGGCGAGTGGTGTTATACGGGGCGGCGGGGACGATGAAGACCACGACCGCGGCGCAGTTCCCCAAGCCGCTGATGGTGCAGGATAGCGTGGCGAGGGGGGCGGACTTTCTAGATTGCAAGCGGGCCACGCTGGTGAGCGCCGCTGATCTGGCAGGTGTGACTGAGCTGGCAAAGCGGGAGAAGTGCGAGACGGTGGTGCTGGATGATTTTGCGGCGGCCATCCGCAGGTTTGTGGATGTTATGCCGGAGAGCAAAGACCCGCGCCAGAATTTTGCAAAGGTGAATGCCATCGTTGTGCCCCCACTGAGGGCGTTGCTGTGCGGGCCGTTGAATGTTGTGATTACGGCGCATCATGTGACGGATAGCGAGACGATGCCGGTTGACCCGTGGACGCGAACGCTGGTGCATACGAGCTTTGCCCCTGCGGTGGAGATGCTTATTCTTGGGTTGGTGGATGTGGTGGGGTATTGCTTTAGCAATGGCAAGCCGAGCGCACTGGTGAGCGAGAGCGCGAACAGGGAGCGGCGGATTGTGGCGAAGCATCGCGTGGGGATGAAGATGGCGGATGTGGTGGAGCTGAAGGATTTTGTGAAGACGGTGATTGGTTAATTACTAATTGCGAGGTGAAGGGATGAAGACGACATACGTGAAGAAGATGAATGCAGTGAACACGGCGCACGGGGCAAAGGTGACAGTGGTGCGGCGATGTAAGACCGAGCGGGGCTGGACTGATCAGACCAAGCGGTATTTGAGTGTGAGCGAGGCCAGCAGCAAGCGGGTGTTTCGGGTTGCGCTGGGCCGTTGATTTCGTAGCTACGCGGGGCACGCCACCCGGTGGTGAGGGGTTTTTACAGTTTCCCCCCTGGTGTGGTTCTCCTAATGGCACAGGTCAGCCCCGGCGTGGGGGCTGGCTGGTTTTAATTACGAATTACGAATTACGAATTAAGTTTTGTAGCTAGACAGACCGGGTATCTGTTTGGTGAATCCTCTCCCCCGGCGCGGCAGGCGGCCCGGCGCCTGCTTTTTTTTTGAGGGGGAAGGTAAGGAGGAAACAATGACGGTGGTAATGACAAATGGGGCAGGGGGTGTGATTGGGGTGATACATGATGTTCCGGCGGGGACGTGCCGGGATGTGGACGCGCAGGTGAAGGCGCGGTTGCGGTTGAGGGAGAGCGGGGTGGAGTTGAGCGCGGAGGACGCGCGGGCGCGGGGTGTGGCGTTGTGGACGGATGCGGAGGTGCTGAGTTTGTTTGGCGAGGTGAAGTGATGGCAGTGGAGTTTGGAAGCGCGGAGGCGCAGGCCCTGCGTGTGAAAGACAAGATGTTGCCAAAGGCGGCGGCGGAGTATACCCAATACACAAAGGCGGCGAGCTTTGCAAAAAAAAAATCCGAATGATTTGTTGGCGAGCGCGACCGCAAATGAGTTTGTGCTGCGCTGGCAGTCATGGGGGTTGACCCCGGCGGATGTGTGGAAATATAAGCAAGCGATGAAGGAACGAGCGGGCGTGCAGTTGGTTTTGTTTAAGTGAGGTGAATGATGGCAAAGATGGGTGAGATTTTGAAAGGGCTGGTGGAGAAGGCGCGTGGCGATGGCGAGCCGGCGTTTCATACGTTTGGGGGCGGGCTGGTGATGCGGGTGAAGCACTTGCCGAGCGTGGGGCAGATGCATATAACGCTGGAGCGTGAGCGGGTAAGCCCAAGTAATACAGAGATGGATATGGTGGAGCGGGAGATGCGAAGGCTCGGCTGGGATGAAGTGCGTGAGCGGGGGCCTGAGTGGGAAGGGTATTTGTGCAGGCGGTATGTGTGGTTTGAAAGTCAGGGGGCTGGGGACAGGGGGCAGGGATGAGCGTGTGGGCGGCGGTGGTGATGGGAGCGGCGGTTGTGCTGGTTACGCCGGTGGTTTTGTGGGCGGCGTTTTGGGTGGCCATGCGCGCGGCTGAGGAACAGGATTGGCAGGGGCAAGGGGAAATTAAAAATTAGAAATTAAAAATGAGGTGAGGTGATGGAGGATGAAACAAAATGATTTATGTTTTAACCGAAAATGGCCCATACGAGGTAGTTGGAAAAGGATCATCCATGAGAGTTGCTATCTCTAGAACTGTTGAAAGTTTATTGAGAGGGGAGCGGGTTGTGCCAGTTGGCGAGGTAATGAATTTTTCCGTTAGACGTATTGCTGAAAGCGAATATCTTGAATGGAAAAAGAGAAGCAAGGAGCGTCAGGAGCAAGCGAAAGAGGGGATGAGTGATGGCTGACATATTGCCGCCGCACAGCGCCGAGGCTGAGGAAGCGGTGCTGGGGAGTTTGTTGATTGACCCGCTGAGCATTGGGCGGGTGCGGGCTGGGCTGGCGCCGAGTGATTTTTTTATTGTTAAGAATGGCTGGGTGTTTGAGGCGATTTGCGCGGCGGGTGAGAACGCGGATTTGCTGACGGTGGCGGATGAGCTGGGGAAGCATGGGCGGCTGGAAGAGGCGGGGGGCGAGGTGTTTTTGGCGCAACTGACGGCCATCCCCACGGCGTTGAATGTGGATGGGTATGCGGCCATTGTGAAGGAACATGCCATCCGCAGGCGGTGGATACACACGGCGGGGGCGATTGCGAAGCTGGGGTATGACCGGAGTGTGCCGATTGAGGCGGCGCAGGCGCGGATGATGGAAGCGGCGATGGGGGCGTTGATGCCAGGGGCGGGGCGAAAGGCCATCGGGATACGGGAGGCAGTTGCTAAAGAGTTTGATTGGTTGCAGGCGATGGCGCGGGGTGAGATAAAGGTTGGCGAGTTGAGCACGGGTTTTGAGGATTTGGACAAGCTGCTTTCTGGGATGAACCGCGAGGATTTGGTGGTGGTGGGGGCAAGGCCGGGGATGGGCAAGAGCGCGTTGTTGGGGAATATGCTGGCGCGGGGGGCGAAGCGGGGGCAGAAGGGTTTGTTTTTTAGTATTGAGATGAGCGAGAAGCAACTGGCGCGGCGGCATATTGCCAGTGAGGCGGACATTGATCATGGGAAGTTGAGGACGGCGAAGCTGGATGAGAATGAGTGGGCGGCGGTGGCGAAGCTGGCGGGGACGGATGTGCCGCTGTGGATTGATGACAGCCCTGAGATTGGGGTGATGGAGATACGGGCGCGGGCGGCGCAGGTGAAGGCGGAGCATGGGCTGGATGTGATTGGGGTGGATTATTTGCAGCGGGTGACGACCAAGACAGGGAACGCGGATAAGCGATACCTGGAGCTGGGTGATGTGGCGCGGGGGTTGAAGCAACTGGCGCGCGACCTGGGCGTGCTGGTTGTGACGCTGGCGCAGGTGGGCCGGGCGGTTGAGACGCGGATGGATAAGCGGCCCTATATGAGCGACCTTGAGGAGAGCGGGAAGATTGAGCAGCACGCAGATGGGGTGTGGTTTTTGTATCGGGATGAGTATTACAACGCGGGGACGGACAGGCCGGGGATTGCGGAGGTGATTGTGCGGAAGAACCGCAATGGACCAACGGGGGTGGTTGACCTGGGTTGGGATAAGAGCAGGCAGAAGTATGTGGAAGTGACGAGGGTGAAGCTTTAATTACTAATTGCGAATTGGAGGACGTTATGGCGTTTCAGGCTTATCGGGAAGAATCTAAAAAAAACTGGGGAACATCGGAAGATGGTGGTTTAACAGATGATCAGATTAAGACAGGGGCAATACTGCGGATAGCGGACGCTCTTGAGCTGATGGCCGAGAACCACGATAAGCTTGTGCGAGATCGGGATTGGTTAAGGGAAAGATTGAAGGAAGAAGAAAGAAGGGGTAAGACGATGAGGAGATCTAATGCCGCTTTGCGGGGGCATATCTCTCAATTGAAAAAGAAGGCGGGTCAGTCATCATGACAATTGGAATTGTTGTGGCGGTGTTGTGGCAGTGGCTGGCGCACTGGTTGCCGTGGTATGGTTTTTTTGACCGGCACATTAATACGTATCACATGGCGGCGTATGCGATTGGGGTGCTGGGGATTTGCGCTGGGTTTGGGGTGTTTGTGCTGGTGGAGCCACGAGCCAGCGCGGATGAGTGTTTTGCGGCATTGATGCGGATTGTGGTGGCGAGCGGGCTGGCAACGGGGCTGGCGTATGGGGTGGATGCGCTGGCAGAAATGAAGGGCAGGGCGGCGATTGCGCCAAAGGAATAGTTCAAAGTGGAAAGTGCAAAGTGCAAAGTGGCTGATAGACACTGTCTACTGTGGAGGAAATCATGGCGGAGTTGACGCAACAGGTGCAGGTGGCGATTGGGCAGATTATGAGCGTGGCGGACAGGGCCAGAGCGATTGGGCTGGGCCACGCGGGGGACAGGCGGATTACGAGTGCGGAGGTGGGTGAGTTGATGAACATGAAGATTAGATTGGCAGAGGCGCTGGAGGTGATTGTGGCGGCGCTGGGGAGTGATGGGTTGAAGGTGTGGGAGCAGGAATTGTGAAGGCAATGCACCCACCCCCGACCCCTCCCAAAGGGAGGGGAACGAGACGAGCTAAGAGACCGGAACCGACTGCGCGGTTTAGTGTGACGCTTTATGGGGCGCGGGTGGGCGTGGCGCAGGGGCTGGGAAGAGCCGGGCGGCGGTTGATGGACTGGTGCGCGGGGATCGCCATGCGGGATGGGACGGTGTGTTTTGCGCTGAACTACCCGGAGCTTTTGGCGTTTTGTGGGTGCAGTTATAGCACGATGCGGCGGGCGCTGGATGAGGTGGTTGCGAAGGGGTGGCTGGTTGAGGCGCATTGGAATGGGCGGAATTGGGTGTGCAAGTTGGGGGCGATGTATGGGCTGGATGCGCGGGGGCACACCAGCCAGGCGGTGCGGCTGGTGGAGAAGGCGTTTGGGATTCGGCTGGGGGAGCCAAGCCGTGAGGCGCTGGCAGGGGCCATCGCCAGTGATGAGGAGAGTTTGAAGCGGCTGGCGCAGGTGTGCAAAGCGGCGCGGCGGGAGCGGGCAAACTTTCATGATGTGGATGGGTTGATACGGCGGTGGCGGACGGCGGTGGTGTTTGGGCATGTGGCTGATGCTTCGACAGGCTCAGCACAGGACGCTTCGACAGGCTCAGCACTGCTAGCTGAGGCGAGTGGCGAGGATGGAATGAGGGAGCTGCGATGAATTACGGATTGAAATTTACGGATGCCCACCCCCAACCCCTCCCAGTGGGAGGGGTGGCGCGGTGTGGAATTTGTGGCGGGGATGGGATTAGCCGGGTTGGGTTTGACGGGCTGACGCGGGTTGGCGCGGGGGCGTGGGCGTGTGTGTGCCCAGCGGGGGCGCAGGCGCTTCGACAAGCTCAGGGGGCGCGGGCGCGGGCGGCGGTGGGGAACGCGGGGATACCGCCGTTGTTTGCGGAGATGACGCTGGATACGTTGCTTGCGAAGAAGCGGAAATCCATCAGCCATGTGCAGGGGGTGCGGGAAGCGCGGGAGTGGTGCGTTTTGCAGGAGCGGCAACCGCCGCCGGATAAGTTTTGGCTGCTGGTGAAGGGCAAGACGGGGATGGGCAAGACAGGGCTGGCGGTGGGGGCGTTGAAGGTGCTGGCGGAGCAGGGGCACGCGGGTTTGTTTTTGGACACGAGCGAGATGTTTGATGAGATGAAGGCGCGGTTTGGGGGGGATGTGGAGAGTTATACGAGCGCGTTGAAGCAGGCGGATGCGCTGGTGGTGGATGAGTTTGTGCCGAAGCAGGTGACGGAGTGGAAGCGTCAGGTGTTGTTTGACCTGGTGCGCTACCGAGCTGGGCACAGGAGGATCACGATTTTTACCACGCTGGCGGACTGGCCTGAGATGACGAACACGATTGGGGAGGATGGTGTGCGGCGGATGAAGGAGTTTGGTTTTCTCATCACGCTGCAGGGGAAGGAGGTGAACTGGGGGGAGTGAATGAAGGGTGAACCCCACCCCCAACCCCTCCCGATGGGAGGGGAGAAGGTAACGCCCGCGTTGGAGCGCGGGCGGCGCAGGGAGGGTAACCCGCTGCGCGGTGTTGATTTTAATTTAGTTTTTGGAGGGTAACAATGGAGAATGACGAGAGTGGCGGACGGGTAGCCCGCGCTGAGAAAACGATTCAGGAGGGGACGCATGGGCTGGCGCGTATTTTGGCGGCGTTGTTGCTTGGATTGGCGCGGTTGCTTGCGCCGGTGGCGGTGGTGTTTGTGTTTGGGTTGATTGCCAAGTATGCGTATGCCAGTATTTATCACCTGGGGGTGGTGCATTTTAGGGCCAGCGCAGAGGTGGCGCAGATTGCGGCAATTGTGACGGTGGGGATTACTACTTTGATGATGGTGTTTTTGGCAGGGTTTGAGGCCAGCCACGCGGCGCGGGGTATTGTGGTGGTGTTTTTGGTGGCATGGCTTTTGCTGACGGTGGTGCTGGTGTTGACGGATAACGCGCTGACCAGCGGCCTCATCATTGTGCCGTATGAGATTACAGCGGCGGGGACGTTTTTGTTTGCGGCTTTGGCCGGGCTGACACTGGTGCCAGCCACGCTGATACCGATTGTGGTGATGCGCGCACCGGCGGGGAAGTTTGCAAATACGTTTCAGGGGGCCATGGGAATTATGGGGGTGGCTGTTAAGTTTGTGGCCGTGGCGGCCGGGGTGTTGGCTGAATTGTTTTTTGGGTTGCATTATGGGGTGAACCCGCTGTATGTGGTGGTGGCCAGCATGGTGATTGGGTTTGGTTTGTTGTGGGCGTTGGGGAAGATTAGCGAGGCGCAGACGCGGGGGGATTTGTTTGATGCGGGGATGTGGAGTTTTGTGACGGTGGTGTTTGGGGCGTATCTGATCATCATCAGCGCGGAGAGTGTGCAGACGCTGGCAGGGTGGAATTTGTTTGGGGCTGAGTTTGATGTGTTCACCAAGAAGGCGTATGCGCTAAGTTTGGGGGTGTTTACCTTTTTGTTTTTGGCGACGTTTATTTTGACCAGCTTTCTTGATTATGCGCCGAGCGTGGGGCGGATTACGATTGCAAGACCGCTGGAGGAGAAACCCAAACTGGCAGGGGCAGGGTCTTTGAAACTGGCGAAGGATGCGCCAGCTATTGAGGACACGCAGGTAATAACCCCAAAAGTGACGAGGAGGAAGCAGCCCACCCCCAGCCCCTCCCAAGGGGAGGGGGGATAGGCGCGGGGCGGGAGGTGGCGGTGGACAGGCCGCCAACCCCGCCGGGCCATGAGGTTCACCGTGTAGGCAACCAATGGTATTTGTATGTGGTTTACAGACGAAAGGAGAATGATGGCAAAGAGAAGCGCAAGCGGAAGTATCTCGGGAACATCAACGGCCCAAGAACATGACGCGGATAAGATAATGGCGGCGTTGAAGGAAATGCATGACAAGGTGAACCCCGACCAGATGTATTTGATGAAAGGGATTTGGCGACAGATGAGTTATGAGAATGGGGCGCGGGTTGACCTACACCCAAACCGAAGCACGGTGGTAGTGGTGGTGTTGAATAATGAGCAGGCGGCGGGACTGCCGCCTGGGGTGACTGATGTGTTTTGAGTTCTGAATTAAGAACGCAGAATTAAAGGCCCGCGCATTAACGCGCGGGCGTTTTTGTTTGACAGAGTTATAAAGTTACTTTATGATGTTGAATGATTTATGAGCGGGCCAAAGGATGAAATGGACAAATGGGTGGCGCAACTGGCGTTGACGATGCCGGATGGAACGGCGTTGACGGATGCGGCGCTGCGGGCATTGCCACGCATGGAGCAGGAGATGGTGGCAAAGCTGCGAGAGGGCGGGCCGAGCCAGCGGTTTTGGGAGTGTTTTGAAAGTTTGCGGGTGCAGGGGTTTACGCCCCGACAGGCGGCGATTGGGGCATGGCACGCGACCGGACGGGCGAACCGAGGCAAGTTTGTGAGCGCGCAGAGTTTTGCGCATGATGTGCTGGGGATTAGCAGGCAGGCGTTGCATAAGCAGATTGCAGAGGGGAGCGCGTTGCGGACGCGGGCGGATGGGCTGCGCGAGGCGTTTTGGGGGGACAAGGTGAGCGACCTGGATGTGAGCGCCTATATGGCGGCGGTGGGGATTGGGGGGACGGCGGCGGACAGGAAGCTGGCTTACCAGCGGGCAGAAGTGGCGATGAACAAGCGGTTGATTACGCCGGATGCAAACGCGCAGGGGGTTGACCCGTGGGCGCAGTTGGCGGCGGCGGGGAATGAAATTAAAAATTAGAAATTAAAAATTAGAAATTGGAAATTGGAGGAACTATGACGCAAGTGGTGATGAGGCAGGCGGGGGGATTGCGGAGCGGGTTGATGTTTTATGCAGACGGCAACACGCGGGATGGGATGGTGGACATGATTAGCGGCAGCCCTGGGTTGATTGTGGGCGCGGGCGGGAGCATGGTGGTGCGGCCAGAGAGCCGGGGGTGGGGGTATGTCAATGATCCCTATGTATGGGGATTGTTGATGTTCAACAGCCCGGCGCTGGAGCGGCTTGGGAATGCCGAGGCAATTTCTATGTGGTATTGGGGAACTACGGATGAAAACTATATTCCCCGAAGATTTATTGCGCTAGGAAAGAAAGGCGGCGGAAATGTTTTTGCAGTGAAGAATGAGTCAGAAGCGGAGTTTTGGGTTGATTTGAACGCGAATGGCGCAAGCGATGTCCGGGGCACCGATGGCGATAAAGTCCTGACGGGGTTGCATCAATACGGGATAACTTGGAAACAAGGCGGCGTAACGTGTTTTTATCGGGATGGCATTCTGGTTTATACAAACACCACGCCGAACTTGTATGCGCTTGACCGCGCAGATGGCGTGGTAACACTGGGAAATGTGATGGATGACTTAACGGCTTACATGTCTGGCATGGTTTGCGGGGCGGCGATATGGGGACGCGAGTTGAGCCAAGATGATTTTGCGCTGCTGGCGAATGACCCGCTGGCGTTGCGGCGGATGTGCTGGCGGAAGAAGATGTTGATGGGTGGGTAAACCCCACCCCTAACCCCTCCCGGAGGGAGGGGGATTTGGAGGCGAGATGGCGAAGGAAATGCCGGTGATGTTGTATGGGCAGGCGGGGGCGTATGCGGCGCGGTATTGGGATTGGAACCCTGACCCGCAAACGCAGTGCGGCTGTAACCTGGTGATTTGGAATGGGAGCCAACTGCCATACGATTACATGTGGGCGGATTTTGCGGCCCGCAACATGCGGCTGTTGATTGTGGTGAATAAAGATCCGCGGACGCAGGGTTTTGTGGACACGGTGAATGCGTGCAAAGATAGACCGGAGGTGTGGGGGTTTAGCTGGCGGGATGAGCCAAACTTGTGGAATGACACGCCCCCGGCGCTGGGGCACGCGGCGGCAAGAAAGTTCCGGGAGCTGACGACCAAGCCGATTGTTTTGAATTTGTATGGGGCCACAGGGGTGTATGACCCGCGCGACTATATTGGGATACCGGGGGTGACGACTGCGGCGGATGCGTTTGATTTTTCCATCTATGACTATTACCTGAGCATGAGCAATGATGATTGCAGCTGGAGAGCAAGCATGGGTGAGGGGACGGCGCAGGCGCAGTGGTTGTATGACCGGTATGCGGCGATGGGGTTTAGCGCGAGCGGGGCGAACGCGCGGATGCTGGGGCTGATTCAGGGGGCGTTGAATAACCCGGTGTGCGCAGGCACATATAGCACGCTGACCTTGCAGATGATGAAAGACCAGACGAATGCGGTGCGGAGCGTGAGCACGGCGTTTCAGTTTTTTTGCGCGTATGCGTGGTTTACGAGTGAGTTCCCGGATGGGCGCAGCCAGGGGTTGATTAACGTGCCGGGCAACCGGACGATTGTGGCGGATTGGGCGGCATGGTTGAAGCCGACCACCTGCACGGTTGGGGTGGAGACGGGGACGGTGACGCCGCCGACCCCGGCGTTTAGCCCATCCAGCCCCAGTGTGCAGGCGGGGCAGAGCGTGGTGGTGATGGTGACGGGGCTGGATGGCCGGACGGTTGCCAGCGCGAGCACGGGGAACGCGGCAGTGGCCACGGTGAGCAACGCGCTGGCCGACCGGTTTACGGTGAATGGGGTGAGCGCGGGGACGGCCACGTTCACGGTTACGCTGAGTGATGCGACCGTGTTGACGGTGGGGGTGACGGTGACGGCGGTGGCGGCGGCGGCCTATGTGGACCCGAATGCCATCAACTTGAGGCAGGGGGCGACCCGGACGGCGCGGGTGATGAACCTGGGGGCGCGGACGGTGACGGGGGCCATGAGCAGTAATGTGAATGTGGCGACCGTGACGCGGACGAATACGGATGTGACGGTGACGGGGGTGAGCCTGACGGGGACGGCCACGATCACCATCACGTTGAGTGATGCGAGCACGCTGACGTTGGAGGTTACGCTGGCGGCGGCGGCGGTGAGCGGGGTGACGCTGACCCTGCAAGCCGTGAAGCTGGCCCCACGCTATGCGGAGGGGCAATACGCCGGGCTGGTGATACAGGGCGACCTGGACGGGGTGACGTATGAGGGTGTGTTGCTTTTGCGGCGGAAGTCGGAGTTGCAGACGATTGACGCGCCGATTACGCTGAGTGAGGCAATGGGGAGGAAGCCGTGAGAGTGAAAAGTGCAAAGTGGAAAGTGCAAAGTGTTTTGGCGGCGGTGGTGTGCTGGCTGGCGGTGGGGCAGGTGGCGCACGCTCTGCCTCAACCTTTAGAGGTGAGCAGCGTGCATGAGTGTGTGGCGCGGTATGCCGATGTGGACGCGAGTTTGAAGCGGATGGAGGCGCAGACGGTGGATGGGCTGCGGGCAAAGGTATGGGCCATTATCTGGGTGGAGAGCCAGTGCCGGGCAGAACTGACTGGGCAAAGTGGGGAGGTTGGACTGGGGCAGGTGATGCCGAGTGACCAGACCGGGTATCCCTCTTTTTGGTTTGCGGATAGACCGAAGGCGGCGGAGCTGGCAGACCCACTGGTGAATGCGCGGACGGTGGGGTATGTGTTGTTGCGAAACTTGAACCGGTTTTGCGAGGGTGACCTGACTTGCGCGGTGCGCGTTTATAACGGCGGAACGAGCGGCTGTGTGCGGGCGGGCGGGCGGAACAAGGGATGGTTCCCGGCGTTTGGGGTAGGGCAGGATGTATGCGCACGGGCATGGCGGTATGGGGCGCGGGTGAGTGAGGTAGCGGGGATGGTGAAGTGATGGGGAATTTTTTTGATGCGCCGGTGCCGTTTGTGAGCCAGCTGGGGAACAAGCCGAATAATGATTGCGGGGTTGCGTGCGCGTTGATGTTGGTGGAGTGGATGGGGAGACGGGAGAGCACGGACACGGTAACGATGTGGGGAGCACGGATTGACCCGGAGGACAACGGAACGCTGGCGGGTGAATTGGTGTGGATGTTGAGACAGTTTGGGATTTGGGCAGTGGTGACTGACAAGCCAAGCCGATGCCCCTATATTGCCCTGGTGGATTATGCGGGGCTACCGGTGGGCAACAGGCTGGATAAGAGCGGGAGAACGTTTGGGCATTGGATTGTGCGATTGAGCGGTGGCAGCTATCACGACCCGTATTTGCCCGCAGGGTATGGCGGACAGAAGGCTGAGCCTGCGATTTTGGATGCGGCGGAACGGGCGGGGGTGGCGAAGTATGCAGGTGGTATGCCAACGCATGTGGAGCTGGTGGAGCAGGGTATGGCGCGGGAGCAGGCGCGGGCGGCGTATGAGCGGGTGGTGAATGTGATACCAGCTGGGGCGAATGAGGCGGAAGCCACACAGATTTTTTTGAAAGCCTGGCGGGCCGGAAAGCAAACGGTGACGGGGAGCTATGACGATGCTGGTATTGGGGATGGGCTGGCGCATAAGACAGCGGTTTTGCACGGGATTGGTGAGGCGAGCCGGGCAGAGTTTACGGCGTTTTATGAGAAGTGGTATCCGACAACTGAGGTTGTCTTTGTGAATTAAGTGAGGTGATTTTATGGATGACACAGCAAATGACCCCCTGGCGGGGGTGCCGTTGATGGAGGATTGGAGCGCGTTGAGACCGGCAATAAGCAGAGGGCAGGCCCTTCGACAAGCTCAGGGGGCGCAGGCGCGGGCGATGAGCGCTGGGGAGGGAATGACAGCGCAGATGCTGGAGCGGGCGGAAGCCAAACGATTGGAGTTTGAGCGGGATGTGGCGGAGAACAAACTGGCAGAGTGGCTGGTGAGCACTGGGATGGTGAGCCGGAGTGTGACGCTACCGACAAGTGATAAGCGCAGGGTGAGGATCACCGTGCGGTTTGTGAAGTAATTTTTTTTGGAGGTGAAACATGTTTGGAACGTTGATGAAAAGTAGCAAATTCTGGTATGGGGTGGTGGGGCTGGTGTGGGCGGTGGTGCTGTATTTTGCGCCCGCGTTCCCAAAGGAGATTAAGTTTGCCATTGATGGGCTGACTGCGATTGTGATTGGGGCGATTGCGGTGGATGAGGCCCAGCGGATGCGCGCGGATGAGGTGGCCCTGCGCGGGCTGCCGATACCTAAGCCGGGGTTTATTGCCCAGCGGTTTGTGTGGGTGGCGCTGGTGATTGGGGTGTTGCTGTTGCTGGCGCGGGTGACGGCATGGTAGGGGCAAGCACGGAGCTATTACGGGATATGTTGCTTGCGGCAGTAAGCGCAGGGCTGGGGGCCATTTTGGGGTCTTTGCTGACTGCGCGGGTGTATGGGAAGGAGGTTGACAATCTTAGAGGGCAGGTGACTGCCTTATCAAAACAAGTGAATATGTTGATTGGCAGGTTGGGCGACCCAAACGCGGACGCCGCCAGCCTGTAATGAAACCCACTATGAAGAAGATAACCGTATTGTTTGTGGCGGCAAACCCAGCGGATACGGATGCGTTACAGCTGGATGAGGAAGCGCGGAAGGTTGAGGAGCGGTTGCGGCTGGCAAAAGCACATGAGCGGTTTGTGCTGCATACGCAGTGGGCGGCACGAACGGAGGATTTGATTGATGGGCTGGTGAGATACCGGCCTGAGGTGGTGCATTTTAGCGGGCATGGGACGGAGGATGGACGGCTGGTGTTTGTTGGGCAGGATAAGCGCAGGCAACTGGTGGGGGGAGCGGGTCTGGCGGCGGTATTTGGGGTGTTTACGCCCAGGTGTGTGGTGTTGAATGCGTGTTTTAGTGGGGAGCTTTGCACGCCGGTTGGCAGTGTGGTGGATGCAGTTGTGGGGATGAGCCGTGAGGTTGGGGATGCGGCGGCGGTGGATTTTGCGAGCGGGTTTTACCGATGCCTGGGTGAGGGGATGAGTGTGAGACAGGCGTATGAGGTGGGCCGGGCGCAGGTGTTGTTGAACGGTGGGGCGGGTGATACGCCTTTGTTGTTTTTGGGGAAGGGTGATTTTTGTTTTTAGTGAGGTGAATGATGGCAAAGGGTAAGGCAAATGTGAATGGGGGTGGGGCGCGGGTGTTGAATGTGCGGACAACGCCGCGCCCCACCCCCAGCCCCTCCCGTGGGGAGGGGGGTGGGTTGGGGCGGATGCAGTTTCCGCCTGGGTGGGGCGGGCAGGCAGGGGCCAAGTTTCAGGTGGGGGTTGGGAACAGCCCGAACCCGATGATCACGGGGACGTTGGGTGTGGCGACCCACCAGATTACGCTGCAAACGCAGACGTATAAGAACCAGACTGATAAGCCGCAGGCGGTTTTGATTTTGGGGGATTTTGGTAGTGCGGCGAAGTGGAGCGGCAGCCCGGTGGTGAATGGTTGTGCGCCGGTGGTGATGGTGGATGGGGTGGCGCAGGGGCCAGCGGGAGCCGGGGGCTGGGTGGATGGCGGGGCGCTGGGGATGCACACGCATATTGCGCGGGTTTTGGCAGGCCAGACGATTAGTGTGGAGCTGCGGGTGGCGTTGAGCATTATTAGCGGGAGCGGGGCGTTTGGGTTTTATAACAACAAGGTGGACTTTTTGGCAGTGGCGGCGGAGTAGATGAAAGGGTTTGAGTGGCTGGATGATTTTGGGGCGTTTGCCCCGCGGTGCCTGAAGGTTTACCCGAAGGAGAACGCGGGGCAGCTTGTGCCTATGGCGCTGACGGATATTCAGCGGGAGTTTGTGCGGCAGATGACGCGGCGAACGATTGTGCTGAAGGCGCGGCAGGTGCGGATTAGCACGGCGTGCCTGGGGCTGGGGTTGTGGCGGTGTGTGCGGCGCAAGGGAACG